TTGCCGTTGATGGTCAGGGGGTTGGCAGTGTAGCGGCTGGTGACCTCAATCTCGATCGTCATGGCACCGTGGGTGGGGTGGGTGATTTGGAGTGATATAATATTGTCGGCCATGATCCTTGCTCCTTCGCTGTGTGTGGGTTGTGGCCTCGGGGCGGTTGGCGGTGGCTCGCTGACCGCCCCTTGATTATGATTAGATACTACATTATGCAGTACGGGCTGTCAACAATTAATTGCGACATAATGTAGTATTTCTGGGGGAGGGCCATCATTATTTAATTGATATAAGCTACCACCTGCTTATATCGTTGAGCACCGAATCACCGTGCTCCTCAACCAGGCAAGGGAATGTATTCCCTTATTATTCTTTATAAGTTTGAGATATAACTTGAAATCGAACCTAGATCTCTCCAGACTTAGGAGAGTGTTACAATTATATCTCAATCCTAGTAAGAATATAACTTCAATTATAAAACGTCTTTTATAATTATCTATATAAATTGCGCCGTCTATATAGAATTACTAAGTTTTATTATCTAAATAAACCATTTTATTACAACATTTACACTCATATTTATAAAGGTCGATTTGAATCAATTTTTGTTTACATTTTGCACAAATAAACATTTCAAATTCTCCTTTTTTTAAATAATTAACACCATTCAATTTGTTCTCTAATATTAAAAGTATTATTATCTAAATCTTTTTGAATTTGTGCTTCTATACCTTCATTATTAAAATGTCGAGAAATAATCTTTATAATTCTATATGTATTATCAATAATGCACTCTACTTCTTCTCCATTATTCCAATAATAATATAAAATTCCTTGACCCATTTTTTTAATTCCTTTATAATATAATTATATCATAAATTTTCTATTTGTAAATAGTAAAAAAAATATTTTTTATTGGCAGCTAGGACAGGATTCGAACCTGCATAAATCTCCTTAACAGGGAGGCGCCTTGCCAAATCGGCCACCTAGCTATATTTAATATTTTAAATAGAGTAAGGAATCGAACCTACCAAGAGAATATATTCTCCATGCTCCAGCATCCTCTATTTATTAATTTAATTATATCATAAATTTTATATTTGTAAACAGTAAAAAAAAATTATTTTTTTGGTAGGGTGTACAGGAATCGAACCTATGAGGAAGCTAGCTTCTCCTGATTAAAAGTCAGGTACTATCGCCACTAAGTGAACACCCCAAATTAATTATTCTTCTAACACTTGTATGACTTATATCAAATTTTTGTGCTACTTAGTTAACCCATCCGAAGGATTTATCAATCGTTTTTACATATTCTTAAACAAATTTTTTAAATGATAAATTATAACATTTTATATCATTTACTCTATTTCGGTTAATTTCTTTTATAGTTTTTTCTTTATATTGTTTAATTTCATCAATTGTTAATTTTTTATTTGATATTAAATTTTTTATTTGATTTATTATTTTATTTTTATTATAATAATTTAATTTTTGCCAATCAGCCCATCTAATTCTTATTATTTTTCCATCCTAAATTTTCGAGATATTTATTTCTTCTTTTATCAGATTCAATTATTTTTTTATCATTATAATGTTGTTCGCCATCAATTTCAATATCAATTTTATTAATTGGATCAACAAAATCTAATTCATATCTTTTAATTCTATAGTATTGAATTAAATATATATTTTCTTTTTCAAACAATTCTTTAAAATATTTTTCAGGATATGATTCTCCTTTTGAATTATGATTTGATAAATATGGAACTTTATCAGGGTTTTCATTCAAAAAATTTTTCATTTGATTTGAAATATTTTTTTTATGCTCTTTTGATAATTTTTTTCCCTCGCACCAAATTTTTAATTCACCAGATTTAAATTTTTCTTTACATGTATTACTAGTTTTCTTTAAACGTTCATCAGTTTCTTTTGTTAAACCTTTATTCCAACCTTTTCTTGTTCCATTTTTATAGCCAATACCAGGATTAAATTTTTGACCGTTTTCAGTATGATTTCTCCAATAATGCCCACATATACCACCTTTTGAATATTCTTTACCACATTTGGGACATTTATATTTACCAGTTTCGTTATTTAACCATTCTTCTTGTACTTTCATAGATATATAATCTTCTCTTTAGTATTATATATCTATTTATAAAATTCGAACTACTATAAATATTAAAGCCGAATATTTTTCCGTTAAATTACGAGCCCAAATTGTTTTTGGTAGCCGAGGTGGGAGTCGAACCCACATATTACAGAGATTTTAAGTCTCCAGCATATACCAATTCTGCTACTCGGCCATAAAATCTACATTTTTATTAACATAATCAATAAATTCATCTGACATTTGTTCAAACATTTTGTCAATTGGTTTTAAATATTCTAGATCTACCTTATTGATAAAATTATCAATAAAATACTCAATGAATTCATTAGTCAAATATTTATCAGATATATTAATCCCTTTTTGGTGACTCGACGAAGAGTTGAACTCCGATTTATAGGTTGAAGGCCTATGGTTCTATTCGGTTAAACTACCGAGTCAAAAATTATTTAATTTCCTTTATATATATATTATATCATAAATTTTTCATTTGTAAACAATAAAAAAATATTTTTTTGTTATTGCTAAAGATAACCAATTTAATCTAAAGTGTTTAAATATCTTATTTTAGTTCGTAGAAATCTTCAGCAAGTCTATTTAGGATATTAGTTTTATGAGAGAAAATTCCTGCTTGGCCTTTTCGTCCTCCGGCAGCGTGAGTAACGGCCCACGTAATTGTATTAAAAGCTAACCATTTTGTAGCATTTTTAAAATTTTCCCTTTGTTTAGTTTCATACCAATATACGAGAAGAGCTTCTTTAAGACGATCTTTAACATACTCTTTATCATCAAGAAAAGCCTTAAATGATTCAAAATCAAAAGAATCATTTACCCATTTCTTCCAAATATCAGCATTAATAACAAATGATTTAAATCTAGTTTCAATTGAATTTGCAAGCATTTCAGGAGAACTAATTATATGTTTAAAAGATTCTCGAAAAAGTCTACGTTTACCCATAATCATTCCATTAGAGCAAATCCATCGGAAACCCATAATTTCATACCCAAAAGAAGTTTTTCCATTATAAGAGTTCCAAATCTCAATCATAACTCCAAGTTTATCTCCAGGAGTAATTTCAAGAGAAAATTTATCAGAATCTAGAATCATACGACGTTTCCAAATAGTAGTATTTAGATTTAGATAATCTTTAGTTGTAACATCATCAGGGTTAAGAATATTAATTGCATCATCAAATAGATTAGCAATTTCGTTATTATGAACCAATTCATATCGAGGAGTAACAATTCCAATAATTTTCTGAGTATCCTCATTAATCATTGTTTCAAAATTTTCAGAATGAATACCTCTAGCCTCAACCTTTGCTCTACCAACATTAAAAAACGGATTCATAATAATTTTTCCTTTGTTAAAATTATTTTCCATTATGAATATATTATATCATAAAAATTAAATTTGTAAAAATTTTTTTAAATTTCTTTTCAATGATAAAATCTTATAATATAAAGAACCCCAAAAATAAATATTATATGAAATTCACATTTCATTAAGATCTTTAACATTTACTACTAAAATATTATTAAGTCCTCCTAATAAACAATATAATATAAATTATATATTATAACTCAATTAAATCTTTTAATTTCATCCACCAATAACTTTTACTATTCTCATTTAAACATATCCATTTACATTGATTATATATCCCTTTTTTAAATGTATGCCAATGGCCAAATGCCCAATATTTAGGGTTATATTTTTTAAATATAATAGATAATGCTCTACGAGTAGGATCATTTTCTTTACTAAAATATTCTCCTATATCAAACTCTAATGGGCATGTATGAGATATTACTATATCAATATTAATATCTGGTAAATTATCTAAAGCATCATATCCTGGAATTTCTTGTTTCCACCAAGATACTCCTAAAATTCTATTATCTTTATCAATAGATTCTGCTCCTCCAAAAAATAGAACATTCATTTTATTAGGTAAAGTGATATATGAACATCTAGGCATATAATATAAATTAGGAAACATTTCTCTATTTTTAAGTAGAGAATAGTTCCATTCATCTAACATATCCCAATTTTCATGATTTCCAGCACACCAATATAATTTAGTCATAACTGGAAGTTTAGGACTAAAATCATACATATGGGGCCAATATCCAAAATCTCCACATTGTAATACAATATCAGGAAATTTAGTAAATAGAAGATTATTTAAATTTTTCCAATTTCCATGAATATCTCCTAATATATAAATATTATCAGTCATCAAAACCTTTCCATTCAACACATTCATCATTAATAATTTCTGGATATTTTTCAATATCAGAAAACATCATATTAATCGATATAATAAGTTCTTCTAGAGATTCAAAACATCCAATAATAGGCTCTTTTGTACGTGCAATAAATTCATCATTTTTATCATAATAAACTTCATGAATTCCATAAGTATATTCAACAATATTTCCTTGTTTTATATTTTCCTGAAAAATAGGATCTTTCATCATATGTTCAGGAAATTTATGTTTAATTTTTACTATTCTATAATTCCAGCTCATAATTCATTCTCCTTTAATCAATACAATATTCGCATTTTTCATTTAACATTTTTCATTTAACATTTTTCATATTTCCTTAAATTATTTCAAATTTCCAGACACGTGCTTTGTCTTCTTGACCCTCTTTTACCCAAGTTCCCCATGCACTCAATGGAACACGTACTTTAATTTCACCTTCAGACCAAATACCAAAGCCAAATGAATTATCAATATTTGGATTACAATTACAATGCCAATCTTCATACATTATACCTGGGAAATATGGGCCACCATTAAATAGTCCTCGACCATATCTATCATGATTTCGATAAGCATATAAATATTCATCATCAATCTCTAAATTATACATTTTTGCGTATTCTTGAACACTACTCCAATTCACTTTCCTTTCTTGAATATAATCTAAATATAACTTATCACTAAATTTTTCAATAAAAGCTTCTGATAAGTTTTGGTATGCTGAAATCCAATCCCAATCAACTTTATTTTTATTTTGTTCATAACAAGAAATAATGTCATTCCAATTATCATGAACTTTATCACAAAGGTCGCATTTTTTATTTAACATTTTCAAACCTCTTTCATTTCAAATTTTAAATTTTATAATTTCAAGACATTTTATATTTCATATTTAATATACTGTATTTTCTTTTCTAGTTAGGTAGGAGGATCAATTTACAATCTTCATCACAATCGTATACTCCTGAAATTTAGGGCAATTTAAATCCCAAGTTTTAAATGCAACCAGCATTCTGCCAAATAATAAGGGTCATCCTCACTCATTGTTATTTTTCAATTATAGATATATTATAACATGGAATTTTAATTTGTAAATAGTTTTTTCTAGTAATATAAATTTTTATATATTTATTATATATTATATCATAAAGGAGGAAATTTATTATGGTAATGAGTGAACTAATTAAATATATTTCATCTGAGACGGGGTTTAAACAACAAGATATTAAAGAGGTATTTGATAGTATGGTATCTGGAATTATACATGGTATGAAAAAAGATAATATAATGAAACTTCCTGGTTTAGGAACATTTTATCTTCATAAGAAAAAAGCTAGGAATGTTAGAAATCCAAAGACCGGAGAAATTATTTTTATTGATGAAAGGGTGTTACCTAAATTTAAAGCGTCACCAAAATTAAAACAACAAATTTCGGAGGATTAAATTGCCTATTAATGTAGAAAGTAGATTACCATTTAAGTATGCTCCAACTAAGTTTGAAGATGTTATATTAAATCAAAAAATTAAGAAAAGTTTAAAAAAGACATTTCAAGAAATTCCTACTATGTTTTTAGTTGGACCTAGAGGTATTGGTAAAGGTTCATTTGTAGATGTATTTTTAAGAGAAACAAAATTAGATTATATTTGGATAAATGGTAGTGATGAAAAAGGTATAGATATTGTAAGGAATAAACTTTGGAATTTTGCTACTGCATTAGGAAATACAGAATTAAAAGTAGTTGTTATTAATGAAATAGATAGGTTTTTACCAGATTCTCAAAAAGCCCTTCTAGATAAAATTGAAAAAGTAGAAAAAATTACTAGATTTATATTTATAGGAAATAATAACTCTTTAATTCCTGAATTATTATCTAGATGTCAAGTATTTGAATTTTCTGAACCTCCAGCAGATGAAATATTTAAACGATGTTGTTTAATTTTAGACAATGAAAAAGTAAAATATAATAAGAAAACATTAGTAGAAATAATTAAAAAGAAATATCCAGATATTAGACAAACTTTGCATACAATAGATCAGAATATTATTAATAAAACATTATCAGATGATTTTATTATATATGATCAAACATTAACATATTCTAAAATTTTAGATTGGATTGTTGAATATTCTGAAGAAAATATTGAAAATATTAGAAAAACGTTGAAAAGTAAATCTATTGATTATGAGGAATTATATTCTTATTTATTTGAGAATATTGAAAAATTTAATAATATTCCTAGAGCAATAATAGCATTAGGAGATGCAGTAAGATATAATAATTTGGTTGGATTGAAAGAAATTAATTTTATGAGATTTATTATGGAAGTTATTATAAATGGGAAATGAGTTTTTTCAATATTTGAATAGTATATTTAATAAGAATAGGCCTAGAAATTTTGATATAAAGAATATTCCTAGAGTATTATTATTACATTATTTAGCTCATGAAAAAGATTTAATTGATGATGTAAATTTAATTAATAAAAATTTATGGGCAATTCCTGATAATTGTGTATATGAATATTTTTATAATAAAATACCTAAATGTAGACGATTTATTAAATGGACAAAAAAAGATTCATTTAAAAAATCTAAAGAATTACAAGAACAAATTGATAGATTAAAATTAAAATATAATTTATCTGATAGAGAAATTAATGAATTATTAGATATGGAGGAAACTTTTGAAAATAAATAAAAAGAAATTTATTGAATTAATTAAAAAGGCTACATTAAATTATAGTATTAATACTTTACAAATTAATATTGATAATGATAGAATTAAAGTTGCTATGAAAAGTGAATCTAATACTTATTTAACAGTATTAGATCTAGAAAATGATATATTTATAGATATTATATCTGGATCATTATTAGAATTAAATTTTCTAGATCCAAATGTTCATTTATTAAAATTATTAAATCAAATTGATTTGGATGAACCTGAAATTAAACTTAATAATAAAATTTTATCTATTATAGATAAAAATCAAAAAGCAAGTGTAAATTTTTGTTCACCTTTAATTGTATCAGTATCTAATAAAACTACACCAAGGATTAATGATTATTTTTTAAATTTTGATATTGATGATAACTTTAATGGAATATATAAGAAAATTAGAAGTATTGGGGCAATATATGGAAAGGTATATTTTGAAGTAATAGATAATAAGTTTAGAATTAATTCAACAGATAAAACATCTGGATTAGATCATGGGTTTATGGCTGAAATAATAGATGTAAAACATGAAAATATTTCATGTTGTTTTCCATTTTTAAATATTTCTAATATGATGAATTGTTTATCAGATGATAAAGAATATGAAATGAAATTTGCATATGAACCTAATACAGAATTAATGATGATTTCTTGTATAAGAAAAGATACTATTAATAAAGAAATTTATTATTTATTTTCACAAAAAGACATTTAATTTCTAGAATTATTATAAATTAATATTTTTTGATGGTAACCGTTAAAACGGTTACCATTTTTTTATAAATATTAATAAATAATAGGAGAAAAATGTATGGTAGCATTAGTTATTGGTCATAGTATTAAAGACAAAGGAGCGTATAATAGTACATATAATATTTCTGAATTTATTTTTAATGAAGCATTAGTTAAAGAAGTTTCGACACAATTAGATTCTAGATATATTGATAATGTAATTATATATAGACGAACATTACAAGAATTACCAAATGATATAAATGAATATGATCCTAGTTTTGTTATATCGTTTCATTGTAATGCTTTTAATAAAGTTGCAACTGGTAGTGAAGTTTTATATTGGCATAATTCTGATAATAGTGAAATTTTAGCAAAAATATTACAAACTGAATTAGTTGATATTTTTGGATTAACAGATAGAGGAATTAAAACAATATATGACGATGATAGAGGAGCATTTTTATTAAAATATGTTAAAGCTCCATGTGTTATTTTAGAACCTTTTTTTATCGATAATGATAATGATTATTCATATGCTTTAGAAAAATATGATAAATTAGTAGAAGCTATTGTAAATGGGATAAGTAGTTATGCCGAAATTAACAAATGAGTATAAATTAGCTTGGAAAGAAAAATTAGGGTCATTATTTGTATCTGCAAAAATGATTTTATTTTTTAGTACTGTAATATTATCTACAGTATTATTATTATTTAATGTAATACATGCTGAAATTTGGGGAAAAGTAATGGGATATACAATTATTGTTATTGCAGGATTTAGAGGTATTGTACAAATAGCAGATGTATTAACAAAAAATAAAGAACAAAATTTACCAGATTCAGTAAGGGAATTTAGAAATTCTATTTCTTCATCAAATAGAGAAATTAATGATGTGGAGAGAAAGTTAGATGTTTGATAAAATATTAAACGTATTAAAAACTCAATGGAAAATTATTGCAGGGTTTTTTATGGGAATTATATTATTTTTTATATTAAAACCTTCTTCTGATAAAGATTTAGCAGATTATAATAGAGAAAATAAAGAAGATAGAAATAAAATAGATAATATAAATTCTGACATAAAAGATACCGTTGAAAATGTAAATAAGTTAGACGAAAATGGTAAAAAAATAGATAATAAAATTGATAAAACTGGGAAAGAATATAATAATAAAGTAAATGATATAATGGATGGAGATAAAGATGTTGAAAAAACTATTGATGATTTTAATAATAGTTGGTAGTTTATTTTTAGTAGGGTGTGCAACAAAAGTAGAACCAATTAAAATTGAACCTGTTAAATTTGAACAAACACAATTACCTGATGATTCATTAATTAATAAAATTGCGGAAATAAAGAAAAAAATAGGAACCTCTCCTAAATCAATAATTATTAAACAAAATGGAATAACATATGTTGCATTTACCAATAAAGAATTTAAAAAAATTGCAGCAAAAAACGAATTAACAAAATATTTAGAAGAAACGATTAAATTAGTACATGAACGTCAAAAAATATATGTAATGGAAATTAATCAATTAAAACGATTAAATGAATTACAAAATATGGAATCAAATGTTTTACAAAATATGTATGTAAAAGCTGAAACAAGAGCAAATGAAGAACGTTCACATAGAACAACTGAAGGAGTATTATATAAATTATTATTTGTACTTCAAACTGTTGCTATAATTTTACTAATATAAAGGAGTATTATGGCTGACTGGACAGATTTAATTAATAAATGTAATAATGTTGAAGATGCCCCAAAATTAAATAATATAAATATTAATGAACAACACCAACCTATTAATACATCTATAAATGAAAAACTAGAAATTATTATGAAATTATTAAATGAAATTAAAGGAGAATATAATAAATGATTGAGATGTATTTAGAAATAAAAGATACATTAGAAGAAGTTGAAAAAAATTAATAATTTAGGGTCAGTAAAAATGAAAATAGAAGAAATTAATTTAATTTTAGAAAAAATTAAAAAGAAAAAGAAAGTTAAAACTTTTGATAGTGGGTTAACACCGCAACAAAAACTTATTCGTAAGCAACAAATGCAACATCATCGTGATAAAGAAAGATTAGAAAATGAAAAGGAAGTTGCTTTAGAGTTTCTTAAAAAATCTGGGATGCCTGATGAATATGCAAAAAGAATGGTAGGTATTAAACCTAGAAAAATGTTTAATACTCCAGTTAGTCCTACATTTAATCAAGAAAAAGCTATTGAACAAGCTAAAAAAGATAAAGCTGAAATTGATGCTATTATAAAAAGATTAGATAAAGATCCTGATCCTAAATATAAAAGAAAATCTGGGGTTACTCCAGATTCTGATATGATACAATGTGCATCATGTGGCGAAATTAAACATAAAGATGAATTTCATAAATCATCTGCTTCTAATACAAAAAGACAACAAGATTGTAAAGTTTGTCAAAAATTAAGATCTGTATTAACTCAAAAATATGGACCAGAAAAAGCTTTAGAAATTAGACAAAATTTAAGATCAACATGGAAAAAATAATTTTAAATTTTTAAATGATTTAATTCTATATTATCACCTTCTTCAAGAAGAATTTCATGTGTTTCAAACTGTTCATTTTTATAATATCTTTGTCTTTCTATAGAATGTTCTTCTAAATATTTAACATTATCATTTATATCTATTATATATGCTCCATTTTTTTTATCATTATGCATTCTTAATGCTCTACCTATAGATTGTAATGTTCTAATTTCAGATTTAGTTGAACTAGCAAATAATAAATATTTTAACGACTTAATATTAATACCTGTAGAAAAAATTCCATATGTAGCAATAATTATAACATCATCTTTTTTATCACATTCATTTCTCCATTTTTCTCTAATCTTTACCTCATCTTTTCCAGATAAAAACACTACTCTTTTATTACTCAATTGATAACTAGTAGATAATAATTCTCGTAAAACTTTACCCTCTTTTTCAACAAAATTAACTAATAATAATACACTATTATTACCTATCTTATTTAATACTTTTAATATTAAATTATTTCTATATCTATTATTAAATACAGTATACTTTACATCATTATAATTTCCTAGAAAATTATTTTTATATTCTACATTTAAAATATTAATAGTACATTTAGCAACATATCCATCTAAAGCTAATTGATTTGCTGAATAATCTACTAATTGGGGGCCACTATATGATTTAACTTGTAATAAATCTAATTCATTTGATGGTAACGTACCAGTAAATCCTAATTTATATTCTGCTTTACTTTTCTTTAATATATCTTTTAATTCTTTAGCTGAAGTTTGGTGGGTTTCATCTATAATAACTGTATTATATCTAGACAATAATTCATGGCGATTCATTAACGATTGCCAAGTAGATATAGTGTAAATATTATCATAATTTTTATTTTTTTCGTCTGAATATATTAAACTTATATCATTAGAATTTATCCCATAACTTATCATATCATTTTGAAATTGTTTAACTAAACCTTTAGTAGGAACAATAATAATATGTTGACCACCATATCTTTCATTTAAAGTTTTTATTACATAAGAAATCATTAACGATTTTCCAGAAGCTGTTGAACTTCGTATAATACCTTTTTTATATTTTAATGCTTTTCTAATTATATCATCTTGAAATGGCCAAGGTTTCAATTTTAAATCTTTATTATATTCAGAATTTCCACCATTAAATATATCTTTAATTTTTTCATCTATTTTAAGTTCTTCAAATGAATAATATTGTTTAGTGAATTTTATTATATCAGTTAATAAACCATATGGAGCAATATTTTTTTTAATTAATGATATTCTTCCATCCCAAGTATGAGCTTTAAATTGAGGAGTAAAAAAATACCCATCAACATAATATGAAAATCTTTCTTTAAGATGATCTAAATATTCATAACTGTCACTTTCTATTTTTATATGTATAGTATCTTGAAGTAATTTTAAATCAATCATATTCCTTTCTTAATCATATCTGCATATTCTTTAACTGTAAATCCTAATCTATATATATTATCTACACACATTTTAAAAAATTCAGTTTTAAATTTTTGATATAATATCATCCTTTTAATATTTAATACTTCTGAATCTCTATTTAAATAATAATTCTTAATTTCTTGAGGACTCAAACTCTTATCATAATCAAATCTATAAAAATCATATCTATCTCCAATAACTTCATCTAATTTATCTTCTAGTATTTGACCTTTCGTCTGCTCATTAACCAACTGATCATAATATTTCAAATGTAACATTTCTTTCTTTTCTAATAATTCTAGAAAATTCAATTCTGAAAATTCAATTTCCTTAACAATAGGCCATTCTGTATATAATTCATTCCAAATTTTAGTTTTAATATTTAATGCTTCATTAAATTCTTTCTTAATATCATTTACTATTTTATTTGACATCATGACTCCATTGATAAATTCTTATTAATATTTATAATAAAAATAAAGATATTTCTCAATATAAATAAAAAATATCTTTAATATACTATATAATAATATATATTAAATGAGTAATATATTTATTTTTATATCTATTCACACTAAAATTATTATCACCACTCTTATCTAATATATCATATTTCATATATGCTTGTATATTTCTAGATTTTTATATAAGTTATTAATTTTATTATATATTTTAGAAATGTGGAAAAAATATAAATATTTTTATTTACATGTTGTGGAAATGTGTTATAATTTAAATATCTTAAAAATAAAGGAGAAAATATGAAAGTAGATGCTTTAGTTTTTATTGACGGTAAATATAAAAAAGGTACTATTACTAATTGGAAGGAATTTCGAGAAGAAACTGTCAATGTTAAGTCATTAGCTCCTTATAGAAAGGATGGATATATTACTCTTGGAAATTATTTTGTTAAAGTAGAAAAAGTCCCGCAGGTTAAAGCTAAATTAAAAAGAGATGAGATATTTAATTTTTTTAATTCTTCTCAAATTTATGTTAAAGCTGATATTAAAGAAGAACCTAAAGTAAAGAAACCTCGTAAGTCTCGTAATCCTAAAGTAAAACCTGAAGTAAACCCTGAAATAAACCTTGAAGTTGTATCTGTTGAAGATTACATTCCTGTAAAAATTTCTAATAGTAAATATCGTGAATATTTTCAATTGACAGAACAAGAGAAAATATTGAATGATAATGGATATGCTGATAAAGTATCAGGTCTTATTATTTCAAAAAGGAAATAAATATGAAAGCGATCGCCAAAGTTAAAAACAAGTGGTACTTGGGAACTGTTGATGATACTTTTGCTGAATTTGGAGTTGAGAAGCAAATTACAAATTTGGCTGAAGAGAAAGAGAATATGATAACGATTAAGGCGTATTGTCGTCATAATGGTTATAAAGATGAAGACGATAAGAAGATTATGGATGTATTAGGGGTAAAGCGTCTATATGTAAATTTTGAAATTAAGACTGGAAAAAAAGGAAAGCGTCGTCCTAAAAAAGCTCAAGATCCTTATTTAGTTGATCGTGAGTTGATGTTGAAATATGGTCCTAAAATTCATACAAAATGTATTCTTTGTGATAATGAATGTAAACAACAAAAGAGAAATTTTGTTAATGATGGATGTGAAGGATTTTCTCCTGTTGAGGGGATATCTATGGAACTACGTCGTAAACAAGATTTTTACGAGCAATATGGAAAAAATTTAAAATTATATACTGATGAATGGCGTAAATTTTGTGTAGAGTTTTATAAAGCAGAAGGTCACTGGGGATTTTGGAAACGTATGTTTGAAAATAGAATCGATGAACAACAAGAAAATTAAAGTATATTATTTTAATGATATAATATATTAAAAAAGGAGCTTAATATATTAATATATGAAAAATTTAGATAATTTATTCCTAGAAAAAATAATGTTAAAAACATGGATGGTAGATAGGAACTTTATGTTTCTTATATCATCCATGTTTGATTCTAGATTTTTTCAAGATCCTATTATAAGTCAATTATTTTCATTGACACAAAATTATGTGAATGAATATAATGAAAAACCTGATAGAGGATTATTGATTAATTTAGTTGATTCATCTGATAAAGATTCAACAATTGAGATATTTAATGAGATTGATGAATTAGATTTTGATATTCCATCTCAATATAAGTATATATTTGATGAGACTAATAATTATTTAAAGACACGAGCATTATCATATGCTATAATGGATTCATTACCTATTATAGAAAGTAAAGGTAATTTAAATGAAATTCGAGAATTAGTTGAGAGTGCTTTATGTAAAGATTTGAGTATTAATTTAGGATTAGATTATTTTAGTACGATGGCTGAGAGATTGAAACGAATGATGAGTTCGTCTGAACATCGTGTTAAAACATATTATAAAATGCTTGATGATTTTATTAATGGTGGATTTCCCCCATTTATTCTAGGAGTTTTTATAGGTCAAATACACGGATTTAAATCTAATTTATTAGCAAATTTAGCAGCACGTCAAGTATTAAATAATATTAATGTTGTATTATTAACGTTAGAGATGTCAGAGGATGCTTTTGCTCAAAGATTTGATAGTATATTAAGTGGATATGATATAAATAAAATATATACTCATGATGAAATTAAAGTAAAAACATATAAAGAATTAGTAGCATTATCTAAAAATAATGATTTAGGAAAATTATTTATTAAACAATTTCCAACTGGAAATGCATCAGTACAGGATTATAGAATATATATCCGAGAATTAAAAATGAGAGATTGGACTCCTGATATTTTATATGTAGATTATATTAATTTAATGAAACCAAGTTATAATAGTAAAGGTGATTTATATACTGATGTTAAAAAGATTTCAGAAGAATTACGTGCATTAAGTTTCGAATTTGAAATTCCTGTAATATCAGTTTCTCAGTTAAATAGAATTGGAGCACAAGTAGGATTTGAAGAAGTAAGTTTTGATTATATTGCTGAAAGTAGAGGATTACCTGCTACTGCAGATTTTTTAAGTATTCTAGGAATAGATTATGATGCATTAGTATATCAACATGAAGTTCATTATAAAATATCTAAAAATAGATTAGGTGGAAGAATAGGTGAAACAAGTAAATTTTATTATGATTCTAGATCTTTAAAAATGTATGATGAAACTGAAGAAAATCTTTGGTTTAATGATGCAAAAAAATCAAATGATGATAGAAAATTTGAGGAGAAAAAGAATGGCAAATGAAATATTAAAGGATATATTAGATTCTACTTATCCTTTATTAGAAACATTTCGAGAAGTAGCCCCAGGTACATTTAAACATTGTCAAAATGTGTGTAATATATGTGAATATATAGCTACAGAATTAAAATTAAATGTAGATTTATTAAAAGCTTCTGCACTATATCATGATATAGGTAAAATGTGGAATCCTCTTTGTTTTAGTGAAAATCAAGAAACAGAAAATCCTCATGATGATTTAGATCCTAGTATTTCTTATCATTTATTAACTAAACATGTTGGAGATTCTATTTTAATTTTATCTAATATAGATGGAATTCCTAAAGAAATGCTTGATATTATTTCCACTCACCATGGAGATACAGTATTACAATCTATATTTAATAAAACAAAAAATAAAATTGAGGATAATTTTAGATATAAAACTAAAAAACCGAAAACTTCTGAAGCAGCAATTTTAATGATAGTAGATTCAATAGAAGCTACAGCTAGATCTTTATATAATTCTGGAAAATTAGATGATACTAAATCTAGAAAAAATGTTATAGATTCTAGTATAGATAAATTAGGAAATGACGGACAATTAGATGTCGTTAAATTTGGAGTAATAAGACAAGTTAAAGGAATTTTAATTAAAGAATTGGAAGCAATATATCATAAAAGAGTATCATATGAAGAGGAAGATAAAAATGAATGATAGAATAATTGAATTAGAAGATGGTGATGCTGCTTTAATAATTAAACCAGATTTCACATGTGATTTTTATTTTGAAAGTGATAATATAGAAACCCAACCAAATTCACAACTATTAGCTTCAATTCTATTAAATAGATTAGCAATAGAACCTGAAGATAGAATAGCATGGATTGAATATATGATAGATGAATTATATGAAATATTCGAAGTAAATGGATACAATTTTGATACTTTTCGAAATACTTTCACTAGAAACCTAACATTAGTTAAATAATTACCAACTATAAAATAATAGTTTACAGTTGAATAATTTTATGTTATAATTAATAATTATAATAAGGAAGAATTTAATGGATCTTATTAATGAACTCAAACGTCATGATGAATTATATTATAATGGAGAATCTGAAATATCAGATTATGATTATGATAAGTTAAAAGATAAAGCAAAATTATTATTTCCAAATGATCCTTATTTTACTCAAGTAGGAGCTAAAATAAAAATTGGAAAAGTTAAACTTCCTTATGTTCTAGGATCTTTAAAGAAAATAAAACCTGATACATTAGATATATTTTTTAAATTTAGGGCTAAAAACGAGTATAATGCTTCTGAGAAATTAGATGGTATTAGTATATATGTAGAAATAGAGAATAAAAATGTTATATTTGCTGCTCTTAGAGGTGACGGTGAATATGGTAAAGATGTAACTGATAAAATTAAAAAAGTATTCAAATATCAAAAATATAAAATTTTAAATGATGATTTAATTAAGCTTCGTGGAGAATGTATTTTAACTAGAGATTCTCATATAAAATTAGGTAAAAAAAATAGAAGAAATACTGTATCTGGGATTATGAATAGTGATTCTGATATAGGATTAGAATATGTTGAATGTATATTTTATGAGTTAATATATCCTGAAATTAAACATATACCAACATCTTTTAATTATATTAAAAATTCAGGACTTAAAATTTGTTGGAATATAAATGTAGGAAAATTAGAAGTAAATAAATTAATTAAAGTTTTATTTGATGCTAAAAATAATGCAATAGAAAATGAATATGATATCGATGGATTAGTTCTTTGTCCTATTGAATATGAACGAGAAAATGTAAGTTATTCTAGTGAAAAAGTTGCATTTAAGGTAAATGATAAAGCAATTAAAACTAAAGTAATTGGTATTAGATGGCAAGTAGGTAGAACAGGTATTATAACTCCAGTTGTTAATATTGATCCAGTAGAAATTGGTGGAGTAACAATTAGTAATGTTACAGCTTTCAATAAAGAATATATTAAAAATAATAATATAAGGATAGGATCTGAAGTAGGTGTTCTTAGAAGTGGAGATGTTATTCCTTATTTAACTGAGGTATTTTCTACTCCTAATTATGATAAATTTGAATATGATGGATTGAATAATTGTCCTTCTTGTGGAAATACTTTAACTGTTAAAGGTGTTCATTTTATATGTGAAAATCCTGGATGTAATCCATATAGAAAATTAGAATATTTTTTAAGGACTTTAGGTGCACAAAATATAAGTGAAAAAACATTAAGAAATCTTAAATTAGACAGTTTGAAAAAAATATATGAAGTTGATGAGTTTGATATATCAATGTTTGAGGGCTTCGGATTAACACGTGGTGAACAAATTGTTAGTGAGATATATAAAACATTATTAACAACTGAAAGTGATCTTCTGATGTCATTTGGTATTCCTGGTATAGGAAAAGAGAATTCAAAACTTTTAGTAAATCATTTGATATATGATAATTTTAATCAAATTTTTGAAAGTAATAGATATTCATATATTGATTTAGTAAAGATTCCTGGGATAGGTAAAACTGTTGCAAAAACTTTTATATCTGATATTAATAAATATAAATCTGTATATGAATATTTATTAAGTAAAGGTTTGAAGTTTAAACAGAATAAGATAAATATTAATATAAAAGATAAAGTATTTGCTATAACTGGGAATTTTAGAATTAAAAGACCTATGTTAATTAAATTAATTGAAGAGCAAGGTGGGCAAGTAAAAGGTGTAGGTAAAAATACTAATATTCTTGTAGCAGCAGATGTTAATAGTGGGTCTGGAAAGATTAAGAATGCTATGAAATTTGGAACTAAAATTATTTCTTATGAAGAATTATTAAGGATGTTAGGGGTAGATTTATGAAATATAGTGAACGAGTAATTGTTTTAAATAATGATTTTTCATTTTTAAGTTTTACAAATTTTAAAAATGCTATTAAGTTAATGTATATGGGAAAAGCAGAACCTATTAATGTAAAAGGTTTTATTAGAAATAAAGTTGTATCAAATTTTGAAGGAACATATAAATATGTATGTCCGGTTGCTATTAGATTATTGAGATATGTAAGAGAGATATATAAGAAGTATGTTCCTTGTAATAAGAGTAATATTATAAATCGAGATGGAAAGTGTATGTATTGTGGAACACATAAAAATTTAACTGTTGATCATATAATTCCTAAATCTAGAGGTGGAAAGTTATCATGGGAGAATTGTGTTACTTCATGTAAAGAATGTAATAATAGAAAAGGTGATAGAACCCCATCAGAAGCTAAAATGTTTTTATTAGAACAACCACACATGCCAACTATTAATGAATTTATTCAATTAAAAATGAAAAGATTTGGAGTTGATAAATTCATGGAAAGTTTATTTAAAAATATGTAAAGGAGAGTGTTTTTATAAATAGTGAAGAATTCTGTAAATGGAAGGATATGTAAACCTATAGATAAATCAACAAATATTTCAATGATGTCATATATTGGTGATTTACAGGGGTGTGGTACTATTAGAATAATTCACCCCTCTTTATTATTAAATCATTATAAACATGAAAGAAATAATGTAAAAATTACATTTGAAAGTTATTATTCATCTTTTTTTATTAGAGAACCAAAATATTATGTTCCTATAACATTTATTCAATTTCAAAGAGCATCAACAGAAAATCATCTTAAAATTGTAAATGAATTTATTAATGAATATAGAAAACCAACAAAAACTCCTATTATATATGAAATTGATGATTTATTATTAGATATTGAAGAATGGAATTATGCACATAATTTTTATAAACCATTAACTAAGTATATTGAAGAAATTATGAGATTAGTTGATGGTATTACTGTATCTACATATAAATTAAAAGAGGTATATTCTAAGTATAATCAAAATATTAATGTTATTCCTAATCATCTTCCTAAATATATTTGGGGTGAACCAATTTATACTAAAGCAGATGAATATAGAAAGAAAAATCCTAGAATTTTATATCATGGATCAATGAATCATTTTGCTGTTAGTGAATTGACCCCTGGAAAGAAAGGTGGAGATTTTAGTGAAGAATTATTAGATTTTATTAGAAAGACAGTAGATAAGTATAATTGGATATTTATGGGAGGCTTTCCTGAAGAATTAGCAGATTTAAAAGGAAATAAAATTGAATATATTCCTTGGAGTAATGTATTTAGTTATGCACATGTATTAAAATCTATTAATCCTGATTTTGGTATTGCACCTTTATATTATAATTTATTTAATCAATGTAAATCGAATATTAAAATGTTAGAATATTGTGCAATGGGGGTTCCAGCTATATACACTAATATAGATCCATATTATAATGGAACAGTAAAAGCATCTTCTACTGAAGAAATGATTAGTCATATTGAAGAATTTGCTAAAGATCCAGATCTAAGATATAAATCTTGGAAATTAGATTTAGAAAATAATAGATCCCAATTATTTTGGGAAGAACAAAATAATTTAATTAAATATATAAATTCTTATTTATCATTATTTGGAATAATGTTACCAAAATGAATTATGAAATACAAGATATATATATAATTTTTAGGAAAGAGCAAAGTTTATTTTTTAATAGACCATATAAGTTACCTAAAAATTGGGATAAATTTTATGAAAAATTAAATATTAATACTAAAGAAATATTAAATAAAATAACTAATTATTTTAATACTAAATGGGATAGTATAGATCCTAATAAGTATTTTAGTGCTGGATTTGAATTATATAATAAATCATTTACATATCAAAAATTTTTTGATAATAGAATTTTAAAATTATATATACAACGTGATAAAATAAAAAAGTATGAAACTGAAGCATCTAAAAAACTTTTAATTGAAAATTTAAATTTTATACTTTCATATATGAAGGAAAGATCATATAGAAAAGATTTATCTATATTATCTCAATATGCTAAATTAAGAGAAGGATTTGAAAGAATTTGTATTTCTCATTATAGACAAAATAAGATAAGTAAATTTTGTTTAGTATATTTATTAAGTCGGAAATATTGTATATTAGATGTAGATGAATATACATTAATACCTGAAATAAAAAATAAATATAGAGAATTAATATATGAATTAAATAATTATAAAGAATTTTTAATTAAGTTAGAGGAAAAAATTGGATAAAAAATGTTCTAAATTGGATTGTAAACTTCGTGAGTCTAATTTACTGGAGAAAATAAAATTTAACATGTTAGTTGATAATAATAAACGTAATTTTTTTTATGAAGGTAATGATTGTGAATTTATAAATGATTTAATTATTAATAAAACTATTAATTATTTATCAGATAAAATTAATGATTATAAATATATTAAGGCACTTAAAGTTTTTGTTATTAAAAGTTTTGAATTAAATTTATTAGAAAAATTGGGAAATGTTATTTTTTCCGAATGTAAATATGGTGAGGATTCTATATATATAGAAGATGATTTATGTATATATCAATTTGAGTATTCTAAAAGAAAATCTTATAATATTTTATATATTAAATTTTATACTAAAGAATTTAATAATATCGAAGATGGTATAATTAGAATTAATAATATTATAAACAAATATAAATCTAATGAGAACAATGTAGAGTGTGAAATTGTTTGGTATTATTATACAGGTGGAAATATTAGATCTGTTGAATTTTATGAGTTATTAGATGATGTAATTCATGAAGAAGCATATCCATTTTTAAAAGGTGGATTAAAAACTTTTGTTAAAGATTATTTAGAATCTAAAGAATCTATTTTAGTTTTATTAGGTGAACCTGGAACAGGAAAAACTAGATTAATTAGATATATATTATTAGAATTATCAAAATCGGTTGATTCTATTAGTAGAATTTGTTATACATCAAATGCTAAAGTATTAGAAGAAGATTCAATATTTATTTCGTTTGTTGATTCTGATTATGATGCATTAGTATTAGAAGATATTGATAATCATTTAAAAGATCGATCAAGTAATGATAATAATGTAATGTATAATTTTCTAACTACTTCAGACGGGTTAGTTTTAAATAATGATAAAAAAATCATTTTTAGTACTAATTTAAATTCTATTTCTGATATTGATAAAGCATTAATTAGACCAGGAAGATGTTTTGCTGTTATTAATTTTAGAAAATTAAAGAAAAATGAAGCAATTAAATTATTATCAAAATTAAATAATACATATAATATTGAATTAGATAAAAATGAATATACATTAGCAGAAATTTATCAAAAAGTCAATGTGAAAAATGAATATTATATAAATAATAATATAAAAGGAATAGGATTTTAACAGTGATTTATGAGAGTTTATGATGTAACAAATGACCATATGTTATGGAAGGAGAAAGAAAAAGATTCTAGAAAATTGTTATATGGAAATCAAGAAGAAAAAGATAAGAAAAAGAAAAAGGAGGAAAAAGATAAGGAGTTAAATGAAGGAATAGTATTAGATATTTTAGTTTGAAGAAGTTAATACAGTAAAAAAAGGAGGATTAAAGAGAAAAGATATGAGTAAATGGTTAGATGAAAAACAGATTGAAGAGTATTTAGATTTAAAGAAAAACGAAACCCCTGGTCCTAGAGCAACCGATGTTCTTTGGAAACCTGATAAAGGAACTAAGAATACGCCTAATATGTATAAGTTTAGGTTTTTACCTAATAAGAGTCGGGGATTTACTAAAAAGTATATGTATCATATGTTTAGAAAGAGTTCTGGTGAAGGTTGGATTTTTATTTTATGTAGTAAGACAGATGATTGGAATAATTTTTGTCCTATTTGTGCTATTAATAATAAATTATGGCAATCAGAGTCTAAAGCTGATAAAGATTTAGCACGAGCTATGAAACGAAAAAATAAACATATTTCTAATATTTATTTAGTAGATGATCCCAGAGATAAGGATAATACTGAAAAGGTAAATGGAACTGTTAAGCTTTATGAGTATCCTGATAAAGTAGATCAAAAGATTAAGAGTCAGTTATCTGATGATGAAGATAGTCGAGGAATTTCTATTTTTGATCCAGGTGAAAATGGATATGATTTTATTTTAAAAGTTGGCGAAACTGAAGCAGATGGAAATAATAATACATTTTGGACTTATGACCAATCTGAATTTAGTGTAAAAAATCGTCCACTTGGATCTGATTCAAAAATTAAAGAGATTATGGATTCTCGTCATGAAATTCAAGAATATATTAATTCTATGAAGAGATCAAATGAAGATATTGTTAAAATTTTAAAAGATGAAGATTTATATGGATGGGTTGAAACTGATTTAGTAAAAAATTGTTTTATTGTATTAGATGAAGATGAACCTAAAATTGAAACCCATAAAGAAGATAAAGTTGAAGAAAAGAAAGAAGAAAAGAAAGAAAAATCTAAAACTAATGAGGAACAGTCTGATGAAGAGATTTTAGCAATGTTAAATAATTTATAAAAATTTTGGCACCCCAATATAAATATATAAAAGAGATGGAGGTGTTGGGGTGCCAAATAAAGGATCAGCATTTGAACGAGAAATTTCTAGGTATTTAACAAAATGGGTTACCGGAAATGATAAACCATATTTATATTGGAGAATGCCTGGAAGTGGAATGATTGCTACTGTAAGTGAAGAAAATAAAGAATTATCTGGAGATATAATATCATTAAGAATTGAAGGTGCATTTTTAACTGATAAATTTTCAATTGAATGTAAAACTGGATATATATCTGCTGATTTTTGGAAAACATTAAAAAATAATAAAAATGATGAATTAAAATTATTTTGGAAACAAGCATTATTTGCAGGAAATAAAACTAATAAATCAGCAATTATTATATTTAGAAAAAAAGGTTTAAAGCCTATTATAGGAATAGATCCAGATTATTTTAAAAATATGACAAAAATATTTAAATTAAATTCAGTGACATTAACATTTGAAGAAGAGTTACCTAGATTAACATTTTTTGATATGGATACATTTTTTGAATGTGTTAGTCCTGAAGATATAAAGAGGATATAAATAAATGAACGATAAATTACCGGATGTATCATTACAAAATATTGATAATCCAGAAAAAAAAGAACCAGATTTAGAATTAAAAACTTTTGGGAGATCATCTCCCGGAATAAGTGCTGCACAAAATTATAATACTAAATTTGGAAGTTATAATCAAGAAGTTTTAAAAACTGATGTAGAAGGAATTGATTCAGATGGGGTAAAAAATATTGGTAAAGATAAATACCCAGTATTTGATGTTGAATTTGAAGACTTTATGAAAAATTCTCATACTGAAAGACGAAGATTAAGATTTCCACAAGGATCTAAAGTTCAAGAATTTAATCAAAAAACAAAATACCGTGCTCCGTTTTTTATTAGAACAAAAGATACTCAAGGAAGAACTTACGAAAAAAAAATTAAATAAATATTATGGGCTGGTAGTTTAACGGGAAAACACTTGGCTTGCACCCAGGAACTCAGGGTTCGATTCCCTGTCGGTCCACCATTTAAAAAAGGAATATATAATGAAAAAATTATTATTTACAATATTATTACTATTCACTTTAATATCATCTGCTTTTGCAGATACAATATCTTTTCAATCAATATTTAATACAGATTGGACACAAGATTCATATTATTTAGATATTAATTCAAATGATACACAAACAACTTTATTTTTTTATAATAAAAATACTAGATTTAATACATTTATAACAGGAATATATTTTATAGATAATTATGAGTTTGAATATAATAATAGCCCCTCTGTTGTATTTTATGAAACAAAAAAACCTAGAAATTTTCCAGGTGGAAATATAATAGGATTTGATACAACATTATCATATTTAGCTAAATCTCCGAGCCCACAATATGGAATAAATTATGGAGAATCTTTTACATTATATACAAATAATATACTATTCAATGAATTAAAAATTGGTATTCATGTTCAATCGATATGTAATTCTGATTCTTTAATATTAAAAATTAATAATACTCCTGAACCAACTTCTAGTATATTATTTGCATCTGTGTTTCTTTTACCTTTTTATAGAAGGATAAAAAATGGAAAATGTAACAATATTACACGATTATAATAATTTAGCATTAAGAAATGTATTTATAGATGATATTAAAATAACTTCAGATTCACCTAATTATTCTTTATGGAAAAGACGTATATTTAATAGTATATACTTATCCTTATTTAAAATAAAAAATGTGTCTGAGGTTATTTTAGCTTCTGATTCTCATCAAAGTTGGCGAAAACTATATTGGCCCAGATATAAAGAATCTAGACCAATAAATAGAGAAAAAAACACAAATATAAATTGGCCTGAACTATTCAATCATATGAATAGTTTTTTAGAAGAAATTATAGAATGTTTACCTTTTAAAACATTTAAAATCCATAATTGTGAAGGAGATGACATTATTGCTATATTAGCAATGAATGGATTACCTGATAAAAAATATGTTATCATATCAACAGATGAAGACTTCAAACAAATAATATCAGATAATATTATAGTATATAGTCCTATAAAAAAAGAATTTTTAAAAAAAGTAAATACTGAAGAATTTTTAAAAGTTAGATTTTTACAAGGACAAAGTAAAGATGATATATTTAATGTATTAACACCTAATGATTACCCATGTGGAGCTTTAGGCAATCAAAGAAAACCTGCTCTAGGTAATAAAAAATTAGAAAAAATATATCAATACGGTATTGATAAATGGATCAATGATAACGATAAAAAATATCAATTTAAAATTATAAATAAACAAACAAAAAATATAATATACAAAAATGAAGAAAACTCACTAAAAGATAATTTTAAAAGAAATAAAATTTTAATTGATTTTAGAATGATCCCTGACCCATTAAGAAAAACATTATTACAACAATATAGAGATTATAAATTACCTGAATTAAATAAAATATTAAATTTATTCCAAAAACATGAATGGGAAATGGAATATTTTGACCAAATAGAAAATAAATTATCTAATTTATATTAAAAAGGTGTATAATATTATGTTTGGATCAAACTCTATTTGTTATAGTGAATACTATCTTGAAAAAGAATCTAGAAATTGTCAATATGAAAGATTAACAGAAATTGTATCTGGAAATAATACAGTTTATTTATGTGCATCTATCTGGTATTGTGATGGAATTAAATTTCATGCTAATACTCTTTTAACTTTTTTTCCATTTGAACTCACAACAATTAAATCATATGATTATACTAAAGTTAGTGCAGCAATGTTTGGGTTAGAATGAAAACAATAGGAATTATAGGAACTCGTCAAAAAGATAATCAATATTATTATAATAAATTATTTAATATACTAAAAAAATATTATAATGATGGAGATATTATTGTCTCTGGAGGTTGTCCCCAAGGTGGGGATAGAATAGCAAATGAAATATGTATTAAAGAAGGATTTTCAATTTTAAATCATTATCCTCCTTGGAAATATAAAGGAAAATTTGCAGGACATTACAGAAATACTTTTATAGCAAGAGAATCTAAAATTTTGATTGCTATTATATCAGATGAACGAAAAGGAGGAACAGAAAATACAATTAAAAAATGGAAACAAAAAAAATAAAAAATATACAGAATTTATAGAAAATGATATATTAATTTTAATTCCTTATAATTTGGATATTTAAAATGTTAAATGAAAAATGTGAATTTTGTAATAATATTCATGATAATTGGGATGAAATTATTCAATGTTATGAACAAAATAAAGATGATGTAAATTGGAAATATATTTCTCAATGTCGACAATTATCAGAAAATTTTATTGAGAAGTTTAATGATAAAGTATATTGGGATTGGATTTCTCGATATCAACATTTATCTGAAGATTTTATTACTAAATTTAAAGATAAAGTAAATTGGGATTGGATTTCTCGATATCAACATTTATCTGAAGATTTTATTACTAAATTTAAAGATAAAGTATATTGGGAATATATTTCTCAAAGTCAACTATTATCAGAAGAATTTATTGCTAAATTCAAAGATTATGTTAGTTGGTATTATATTTCAAAATACCAACAATTATCAGAAGAATTTATTACTAAATTTAAAAATGAAGTATATTGGGAGAATATTTCTAGATATCAAGCATTATCAGAAGATTTTATTGTTAAATTTAAAGATAAGTTAGATTTAGATATTATTAAAGAAAAGAAAGAAAATTGGATTAGTGTTCAAGAATATGCAGAAAAATATAATTTAGAAATTGATAATGAATATTTATATGCTTATCGAAATCATGATAAATATAATAGAGGGGTATATAGAGGAGGACCTTATTTTCCTGGTATAATGTATAAAGATTGGCATTGTGATATTAATCCAAATATTAATAATTCATTTGGCTTTGGTATTTGGCCTAAAG